ACGGACGAAATTTTAGAAGAGTTGGCACTTGAAGATGCTGGTTTGACCGCTGAAGACTTTGAATGAAAGCTCCGCAGACTTCCCTTAAAAACTGGGGCGATCAGAAATGGCGCACTAAGTCGGGGAAGCCTTCGTCAAAAACAGGTGAAAGGTATCTTCCTGAAGCGGCTATTAAGTCTTTGTCCCCTGCTGAGTATGCTGCAACAACCAAAGCTAAGCGCAAAGGTAAGGCGGCAGGTAAGCAGTTTGTCGCGCAGCCTAAAGTCATAGCAAAGAAAACAGCAGGTTTTAGATAATGGCATACAGCACTGGCACTTCAGCGTTCAACATGGAGTTCACGGAGATCGCCGAGGAGGCGTGGGAACGTGCTGGGCGTGAAATGCGTAGTGGCTATGACTTGCGAACAGCCCGCAGATCAATGAATTTGATGACTATTGAATGGGCAAATCGTGGTCTAAATATGTGGACTATTGAGGCTGGCTCATTCCCCCTAACACCGGGATTGAACACCTATGCGCTGCCATCGGACACTATTGATCTGCTGGATCATGTGATTCGCACGGGCGCAAATAGCTCTTCAACACAGGCAGACCTAACTATTTCCCGCATTAGTGTTTCTACTTATGCGACCATTCCCAACAAATTGCAACAAGCTAGGCCAATCCAGGTCTGGATTCAGCGTTTGTCGGGCGAGACAAATCCCACCACTTTGACCACAAGTGGAAACGTTACCACCACGGCCACCACGATTACGCTGACTTCCACTGTTGGATTGGCGTCATCTGGGTTCATCAAGCTGGACAATGAAATCATTTACTACGGCTACATCTCTGGGAACGACATAGGCTCATGTTTCCGTGGTCAGGCTAACACTACAGCGGCCACTCACACGACTGCTACGGCGGTGTTTGTGCCCCAGCTACCAGCGGTAACGGTGTGGCCTACGCCAGATAACTCTACATCGTATGAGTTTGTGTATTACCGTATGCGCCGGATTCAAGATGCCGGGTCTGGTATCCAGGTTGCAGACATGAATTTCCGTTTCTTGCCGTGTGTAGTGGCTGGGTTGGCCTACTACATTGCCATGAAGGTTCCTGAATTGCAGGGCCGCATGGATATGCTGAAGATGGCATATGACGAGCAATTTACTTTGGCGGCTGGTGAAGATCACGAGAAAGCGCCGATCAGATTTGTGCCTAGACAGATGTTCATAGGTGGGAGTACGCCCTAATGGGTAATACATACTCATCAGGCAAGTTTGCAATTGCTGAGTGTGACCGATGCGGGCAGCAGTTCAAACTAAAGAAGCTCAAGACCGAGGTTGTAAAGACCAAGCGGTATGAGATCAAGGTTTGTCCTGAGTGCTGGGATCCTGATCATCCTCAATTGTTGCTGGGTATGTATCCAGTGGAGGATCCGCAGGCTCTGAGAGCGCCCAGGCGGGACACAACGTATGTCACGGCAGGGCCGAATGGCTTGCAGATTGACAACACGGGATTTGGTGGATACCCAACAGGGGGCTCCAGGGATATACAGTGGGGCTGGAGGCCGGTTGGTGGATCTAGCTTTTTTGATGTAGCACTGACGCCAAACTACTTGGTGGCAACGGCAAGTGTTGGTACAGTAACGGTTAGCACAACTTAGGAGCAGATATGGACAAGAAACAAGTCAAGGCAATTGCCGACACCGAAGCCAAGAAAATGGTCAAAGGCCACGAATCCCGTATGCACACCAAAGGCATGAAAGCCGGTGGCCCTACCAGCATGGATCGCAAGATGTATGGGAAGAACCTTTCCCGTGCAATGAACCAGAAATCTGGGAGCAAATAATGGCTAAATTTAGCAAGAAAATGATGGGCAAGGAAGTTGGCGATGCGGCAACGTATGCTGTTCCTCATACCATGAAGGGCAAAGCTGCTCCCATGCAGACGAACCCTGGCAAAGAGCCAAATGGTAGTGCAGCCGCAAACGTGAATATGTCTGTTGGCAACATCAACCGCAATGGTTACTCTGCACCCAAGACTGACGGCATCAAAATCCGTGGTACTGGCGCAGCCATCAAGGGCGTGATGGCACGGGGGCCGATGGCATGAATTACAACGAGCTTGTCGTTGCTGTTTCTGACTACTGTGAGAACACGTTTCCCACGGTAGACATGAACATAATGATTAAGCAGGCAGAGCAGCGTATCTATAACACTGTTCAGTTGTCTAACCTGCGAAAGAACGTGACGGGGACAGTGACCACTGGTAATCAGTATCTGTCTGCCCCTGATGATCCTAGCTTTCTCTCTGCTTATTCATTGGCTGTGATTGATGGAAGCGACTATCTTTATTTGCTGAATAAGGATGTCAACTTCATGCGTGAGGCATATCCAAATACGTCAGCGGCGTATCGTGGCAAGCCCAAGCACTATGCTATTTTTGGCCCACAATCAACGGCTGCAACAGAGTTGTCTTTCATCCTTGGCCCTACGCCAGATGCAACATATACAGTTGAATTGCACTACTACTATTATCCAGAGTCCATCGTGACTGCTGGTACGACTTGGCTAGGCGAACACTTTGATTCTGCTTTGCTCAACGGTACGCTGGTAGAGGCAATTCGATATATGAAGGGCGAACCAGATTTGGTTACCTTGTATCAAGGTATGTATATGCAGTCTATTGCTCTGCTCAAGAATTTGGGCGATGGCAAACAGCGTATGGATGCTTATCGTGACGGTCAGGTCAGAACGGCAGTCCAATGAGCATTGTTCAAACACAAACCACCAGCTTCAAAGCTGAGCTTTATCAGGGCATCCATGATCTGACCACGGATGTGATCAAGATTGCCCTGTATACGGCAAATGCAAATTTGAATGAAGCCACAACCGTTTACTCCACTGATAATGAAGCCAGTGGCGGAAACTATGTTGCTGGTGGTTTGCAATTAACACCGATCACGGTGAGTATTTCTGGATACACCGCCTATGTAGGCTTCCCAAATGTGTCATGGACGGGCGCTATCACTGCAAGATGTGCATTGATTTATAACTCAAGTCAAGGCAACAAATCAGTGGCAGTGCTGGATTTTGGTTCCGACAAAGTATCGACAGTAGGCGGAACGTTTCCAATCACGATGCCAGCCAACACAGCAACGACAGCATTAATCAGGAGTTCAAATTGATAGTCACGACCACCAAGGGCGAAATGGATGATTCTTTGCTTGAGAAGCGAGAAGGAACCGTGGACAATGACAATGAACAAACCTCATGGGTTGAGTATTGGCTTGAGGGTGAGCTTGTACATCGTTCTGCCCATGTCCAGTTAAAGAAAATGCCGGTTTTTGCCGGTGCTGAAGCCGCATCATTAGGTTAAAGGAAACATCATGGCTGGTAAACCATCAATGCCAGAAATTGACCGATTTATGTCAAAAGTGCATAAAGCGGAAAATGGCTGTTGGTTGTGGACTGCATATTGCATGAAAAATGGTTATGGCCTTTTTAGAACCCCAGCAAAACATGAGCTTGCTCATCGTGTTGCCTACAGGCTTTATAAAGGCGCATTAGATCAAAGAGATGTTATGCATTCATGCGACACTCCTGCCTGTGTAAATCCAGATCACTTGAGTCTTGGGACAAGAAAAGAAAACATGCAAGATGCTAAACAAAAAAAGCGAATGCGTGTTGGTGAATTACATGGCAGGGCAAAATTAACAAATGACCAAGTTGAGTTTGCCAAGACGGCCACGGGGCTACAGAGAGAAATTGCTCAATTGCTTGGGGTTACCCAGGGGCATATAAGTTATATCAGAAGCAGCAATGCATCACATCAAGTAAAAACTGGAAATTGGGCATAGCCCAAGAAAGGAACTATCATCGCAAACACACAAGCAATGACCACTTCGTTTTTGGGCGAGGTTTTGACTGCAACACACAACTTTGGTACTGCACCGATTCGTGCAGCCACCACGGCTGACACGTTTAAAGCTGCCCTGTACTTAGCATCGGCAACGATCAATGCTTCCACCACAGCCTATTCAGCCACGGGTGAAGTGACGGGTACGGGTTACTCTGCTGGTGGCGTGACGGTGACCAATGCCACCGCTCCGTTGGCATCAAACACCTCGACAACCGCAGGGACGGCTTATTGGACTCCTTCGGCATCGATCTCCTACACCACGGTGACGTTGACCACGGCGTTTGATGCGGTGTTAATCTATAACTCAACACAGAGTAACAAGGCGGTCAGTGTTCACACCTTTGGCTCCCAGACGATCACGGCTGGAACCTTCACATTGACGATGCCTGCCAATACGACTTCGACTGCTCTGTTGCGCTTGGCTACCACCTAAAGGGGTAAGCCGTGTCTCTCGGGTGGGGTGATGGCACGTGGGGGAGTAACGGATGGGGCGGTACTCTTGACCTCACAGGTAATACCGCCACAGGCGCGGTAGGATCTGCCACACCAAATCTCATCATTGCCCTCTCGGGGGTATTGGCTGCTGGCGCTGTTGGGACAATGGCTCCCAGCACCTCAGAGGGTGAAGACGGCGACATTGCTTTTGGTGAGGTTGGTAGCGTAGGGGTAAACCTTACAGTTGCTCTGACAGGTGTTTCTGCGGCGGGATCAGTTGGTAACGTTACCAGCGGTCAAGATGCAGCGATTACCAGCGTATTGGCATCTGGTGCAGCTGGGTCTGTTACGACATCAAGATTGGTGGCTCTGACGGGCGTTGAAGCATCTGGAGCTGCTGGTAACGTTACCGGCGACAAGTCAACGGCGCTAACAGGTGTTGAGGCGTCTGGGGCCGTAGGGTCAGTTGTTCAGAGCGCAGCGGTCAGTTTGACGGGTAATCTAGCAACAGGATCCCCAGGCGGGGTGATTGTCCCGTTGAACAGCAACCAAGCGAATGGATCAGTTGGAACGGTTGTCAGTGGAATATCTATTGCTCTGTCTGGAGTGTCGGCAGCAGGAGCAGTTGGAACAGTTTCAGTGGCTGCAAGGTCGCTGGCTTTGACAGGCGTAAGCGCAACAGGTGCGGTTGGAAATGTTATTGCGGTTTATTGGAAACCTATAGATGACACGCAGGTCGCATCGTGGCAAAATATCAGCAACCCGCAAACTCCTAGCTGGACAAATGTATCAGATGTACAAAATCCGGCCTGGGAAGAAGTCGTAACTTGAGGTTTAAACATGACTACAGCATACACATCACTCTTAGGTTTGGCTCTGCCCGTCACGGGGGAATTATCAGGGACGTGGGGTGACACTGTAAACAACAGCATCACATCGCTGTTGGACTCAGCAATTGCCGGTACAACCACCATTACCTCAGACGCAGATGTAACGCTGACCACGACAACGGGATCGGCTAATACCTCGCGGCAAGCGATTATTTTGTGGACGGCGGGCGGCACAGCCACTCGCACTATCATCGCTCCGGCACAGTCAAAGATCTACACGGTCATTAATTCAAGCTCAAGCACGCAATCTATTATTCTTGCGGGCGCAGGCCCAACTTCAGGCGTAACAATTGCAAAGGGCGAATCAGCCCTGTGCGCCTGGAACGGCTCTGACTTCATCAAGATCAGCAACACTGCTGGCCCAGGCACGTTCACCAATTTAACCGTCACTGGTAACACTACCCTTGGGGACGCTGTTACAGACACCATTACCGTAAATAGCCAATTTGTAACTGGCACGGTACTCAGATCTGCCCAAGCAAACACCAACACTTTGTCTCTTGCCGCCTACGATGTGGACGGCACAGCCTATACCAATTTAATCACTCTCACGGCAGGCAATACTCCGACATTGGCTCTTACATCTACGGGTGTAGGCACTATCAACAATATGTCGATTGGTGCCACCACAGCCTCTACTGGGGCGTTCACTACCCTGTCTGCATCGTCTACTGTCACCTTGTCGGGCGGCACAATCAACGGCGTAGCCTTTTTAAATGGCTCCAATGTGCTGACCACTGGGTCTGCGCTTACTTTTGATGGGACGAAGTTTACGGTTGGTATTGGCAGCACTTTTTCTGACGCTATTGCTGATTTCTATCAAGATACAAACGCGGCTCGTTATGTGTACGCCAGAAATCCAAATGCTGGGGCTGCCGCAGCAATGGTGTTTAATGCAAGCGCGGGTGGTGGCGGTGATTTGAGAATGACCGCTTATGGCTCAGGGCACTCAACACTTGCAAACCATGCTAGCCTTTTCAACCACAAACTAAACGGCCAATTACTTTTTGGAGTTGAAGGCTCCGAACAAATGCGCCTGACCAGCACGGGGCTGGGTATTGGGACAAGTTCGCCGGGGTCGAAGCTAGAGCTAAATGATGGCTCATACTATATGCGGTTTTCTCCAGCCGCCGAAGGAACCATTGTTGTAAATGGAGCTACTGGATTAACACTTAATTCGTCAACGGCTTCAACCAGTATAAGGTTTAGGATTGCTGGGGACGAACGCATGCGTATCACCAGCGCAGGCGAGTTAATTCTTGGAGGAACTTCCGCACTGTTGGGTCAAAGCGGTTCGCTCGTAATTGAAGGAAATAACGCCGCACCATTCTTGAGTTTGTTTAGAAACGATACATCTGTTTCTTCAGGTAACGGCTTGGGTGTTATTCGTTTTTATGGCAACGACACAACTTCCAACACTGCAACAGTTTTGGCTACGATAACTGCGGAAGCTACCGCTGCTCATGCCGCAGGCGATAACCCAACAGCGTTGGTATTTGGAACAACCGCTGCCGGTTCAGCCACAGTAACAGAACGCGCCCGTATCGACTCCAGCGGTAACTTGCTTCAATCAGCGCCAACAACTGCGCCTACGCTATCCACAAATGGAACAATGGTGTTTAACTTGACCAGCAATACCAATTTGCGTGTTTCTGTTCGTGGCTCAGATGGTGTTACTCGTACTGCAAACTTAACACTTGCTTAACATGAAAACTTGTTCGCATTGCAAACAAGAAAAGTCTTTTGCGGCTTTTTATACAAGCTCGACCCATAAGTCGGGCTATGCGTCTTGGTGTAAAGAATGCGAATCAAAACGCTGTAAAGCAAAGAATCAAGTCAATCGTGATGGCAGATTAGCAAAGGCTAAAGAGTGGCGTGAAGCCCGCCCAGAAACGGCTAAAAATGGCATTCTTGCATGGCGTGAGGTTAACAAAGAACGCTATGCCAATTACTTTGTGGAATATGCAAAAGTCAATCGTGGCAAAGTAAATGCTAAATGGATGAAACGGGAAGCAGCAAAGAAAAGCCGCACACCATCATGGTTATCAGATGATGAGCATTGGATGATTGAACAAGTCTATGATATTGCAGCAATTAGAACAAAAATGCTTGGAATTAGTTTTCATGTTGACCACATTATTCCATTGCAAGGCAAAACAGTTTCTGGACTTCATGTGCCTTGGAATTTGCAAGTAATTTCTGCGAAACAAAATCAAATGAAGTCCAATAAATTAACCGCTTTAGAAGGAGCATAAACCATGTCAACAATCGTTTGGAACATTTCCCAACTTGACCGAAAAACCTCAGATGGTTTTGTCACTACCGCACATTGGCAAGCAAATGCAACAGATGGCAATTACTCCGCATCTGCTTACAGCACTTGCTCATGGAGCGATGGCACTGCAACCATTCCCTACGCCTCTCTGACAAAGGAAACAGTTTTAGGATGGATTTGGGCTAATGGTGTGGATAAAGATGCTGTAGAGGCTTCTTTAAACGCTCAGATTGAATTGAAGAAAAACCCCGTAACCGCAGTAGGTGTGCCTTGGAACTGAAACTCACTTTGACCGTTGAAGAAGTGAATAGCCTTCTTCATGTATTGGGCGAACTTCCCACCCGCATGAATGCTTATCCTCTCT